GAGCCTATCTCACCAGCCAAGTATTGTTGCTTGAGGGTGAATTGTCTCATGGCACATAAGGCATTGTGTATCCAGGCATACTTGTACTGGTCGAATGAACCACCACAACGCTGTGGGTAAATGTGCATATAGAGGAGTTTGCCTACAAGATGTCGGTTTAATAGTATTGCCGTGGTCTTGTCTTGGCTGTGCTTGGATGCTGACTTGAGTGTATCGTAGTATTTGCTTACAGTATATATATAGTTTTTAAAATACTTGTCACGGATGGGTGGATTAAGGAACTGATACAGGATCTTATCAATGAGTTCATCATCTTTTTTTCGTAGGTTATGGATACGGATATCTGCTTCCAATAGGTCATCCTTGGTTGGGACCTGGATGGTCATCTCTCCGTATCGTTGTTTCTTTAGTCTTGTCTGTATACTCATAAGGTTTCCTAATATTATATTTTTATGATACCATACATGAGGAGGATTGTAAATATGTTACTTGCAAGTGAATTATTAGAACTCTTAGAGAAAAGATACCCCATTGTAGCTCAAACAAAGGAACGTACGTCCTTTGAGCAGGGCAAAGAAGTTGCTATTCAGCAGATAATCAGTGAGATAAGATCGGAGATAGAGCATGCTACAGATACCAAGTAGAGCTAAAAAGTGTTTCATGAACCATGGATGGACCGAGTCAGACGTACAGTACTTGGCTGACCATGGTGAACGAATACACGAAGACGACGGATGGGCTATGGGTATGGCCACTGCACCTGATGGTGTGGTATGGCTATATCCTGCAGCTCAGAACAATGTGTTTCCACTCTCATTATGGAAACTGATAAGACAATACATACTGGACAACGAACATGTTGTCATCCCTATGAACAAAAACCATGACAAAGTTATGAACGCAGCCAAGAGATACAACGGTCATCTACAGGATAACCTGTTTTTATTTGGCGATAAGCTAAAAGGCATACGCCTATATGAAGGAGGAAAAAGATGGTCACACTCGACAACTTAATATACCCGGAAAAGCGTGGACCTATCACGCCATTCATACCGTTGATAACGGCAGCAGTAGGTGTTGGTACTACGGTATATACACAAAAGAAAGCTGAGGATGCTGCACAATCAAAAGCTGCATCAGACAGTATGAAAAGACGTGAGGGTCAGGAGCTTGAACAGTCAAGAGCAAATGCTGAACGTGAACGTGAGCAGGGACAGGCTGCTACACGTGAGATGGCCAACCAAGCTGCAGAGGATGCGCAGTTAGGTAGTATGGAAAACATGGCTGAACAGGAAAAGATGCGTCTTGAGCAGGAGAAGCTCTTGGCTGCAAATCAACAAGAGTCGGTATATGCATCCAAGTTCAAACCTGGACAAGGTAGTGAAGGTGGCGACAGTGCATCTGACTTCCTTATTCCAAAGATCGCAGACGACACTGGCTTGGTTGCTGCTGCAAATGATGAAGGTGGTGCAGGACTTGTCACTGGCCTCGGCTTTAACGTATAGGAGACACAATGAAATACGAAGAAATGGACCCGAAAGAGTTTTATGACAAACAGGTCACTAATCGTAGTGATTACGAGAACCGTGCTGAGGCCTATGCTACACTGACATTGCCGTATCTTATGCGTCGTAACGGATCAGATAAAGGTACACCACTTGATGATGAGGTAGCACAGTCATACGGTGGTAGATGTGTGAACTCACTCAAGTCAAAGATGGGTATGGCACTTCTGCCTGCAAGTACATCCAGTTTCAGGTTCGTACCTGATCAGGAGGCGTTCGAGCAGACACTCGGTGCTGAAAATACTGATGCAATGGTGGACATACATAAAGCCTTGGCTGCACGTACACTGCAGATCAACACAGAAATTGAGCGTCAGGCTATTCGTGAGAGCCTGTTTATGGTTATCGCACAGATGATGGTAGTAGGATCAGTTATTATTGAGAAGAAGGATAAGAACGGTATCGTTATTCATCCACTCAAAACTATCGCTGTTGACCTTGACAACCAAGGTGAGCCACACGCAATGGCATTCATGGAAACTTTGACCGTGTTGCCTGAGGATATTACTGGAGTTGAGGAGGCTGATGAATATGAACTATACACTTACATATATAAGAATGCTGAGAATGATAACTGGACCGTAAAACAATCTGTTGGTAAAGATGATGTTGGTGCTGAGATGACATACTCTGATGATGACCTGCCATACAAATACCTTGGTTGGACATGGATGTCTGGTGACAGCATGCACAGACCATACGTTGAAGACTACATCCAAGATCTAAGTCAGTTGAATAAACTGGCAGGTGTATTAACGGATGGTGCAGTTATTGCAAGTAAGTCACTTATATTTGTAGATCAACGTGGTGGACGTACAAGAACCAAGGATGTATCAACATCTGCGAATGGTGATGTTATGGACGGTTCTGCTGAGGATGTAACTGCATTTCAACTAAATAAGAACTATGACTTCCAGGTACCGATGGAGCGTGAGGCTAATCTCAAGCGTGAATTGGCTGCATCATTTTTAATGAATGAAAGTGTGACCAGGGATGCTGAGCGTGTTACTGCACAAGAGATACAGTTCATGGCGCAGGAACTTGAAAAATCAAGTTTATCTGGGATATACTCTATGATGGCAACCAAGTGGTCAAAATGGATAGTCCGTATGGTGATGAATGAACTTAGTATCAAGTTTGATACTGTAGAGCCTGAGATCATCACTGGGCTTGACGCATTGGGCCGTAGTCAGGAAGCCCAAAAATTAGACAATTACGTAGGCCGTATGATGAACCTTGGGATGGAAAGATATCTCAAGAAAGACGTACTGGCACAGAAGTATGCAGCACTTGAAGGCTTGGATGTAACTGGAATGTTATATACCCAAGATGAAGTAGATACGCAAGTAGCAGAAGAACAACAAGCTGCTATTCAAGCACAGGCTGCACAGGCTGGAGCACAAGCTCTCGGACAAGAAGGTGGCGCTGCCGTCATCGAAGGCATGAAAGGATAAAGACATGGCTGTAAGTAGAATGAGTATTCCTCAATATGAGGCGTTTAGAAAAGCACAAAAAGAAGGTAATTATGAGAAGGCCCAAGAGATTGTAGATATGGGTTATGTAAAAGAGTTTGATGAGACTGATTTGAATGCTAGTGAAGCTGAAATAATTGAAGAGGCGTACACAGAAGAGAATATTCTTGATGACGTAGCTGCAGGGCTTGATAACAAAGAGATCTGCGAGAAGTATGGTATCAGTCCACAGAAATTAGGTTCAATTAAAAAAGGAGCTAAGTGATGGCAGCAGTAGATGCAAATGACCCGGCAGTAATAGAGGCACAAAATCAACCACCAGCAGAAGGTGCAGCACCAGAGGGTGGTACACCACCAGAGGGTGGAGGCTTACCATCTGAACAAGGCAACCAAGAGATGTCACCGTGGGAAAGAGCTAAGGCTGAAGGACTATTACCTGAGGACTTTAAAGAAGATGCTTATGAACTAGCAAAATCATGGAAGAGTGGACAGGAATTTGTACAAGAAGCCAATGCAGAGAAAGCGAGAGCAGGCCAAGAGGCGAAGAAGATCGAGCAACAAGAAAATATCACAGCAGAAGTCAACAAGATGTTACCCGACTTTCTTGCTAATGGTATGGAGCTTACTCCTGAAATGGAAGAAAAGGCTACGGAACTTGGTGTAGATATCAGAGACTTGAAGCTTGGTGCTATTGAGTTACGTGACAAGATCACTGCAGCACACAACATTGTTGGTGGCCAGGAAACATATGACAGTATGATCGCTGATATGCGTGAAGTAATGAGTGAGGCACAACAAGCTGAGTTCGACAAGGCTGTAACAGGTGGTATGTCAGAGTGGGCTATCAAAGGTTTGTATGCTGAGTGGAAACGTGGAGGCCAGACACCTGAAGGTAAGGGTCGTATCGAGGGTAGAGTCAAAGGTGGTTCAAATGCTAAGCCGTATGAGAACCAACATGAACTCTTGGCTGACCTATCTTACTTACGTACAAAAGGTAAGAATGATAAGGCTGCATGGGCACAACACGAGAAGCGCAAAGCTGCTACACCAGACAATATTGTCTACGGAAGATAGTCTTGAAAAAAGGAATATGGTTCCCAAAAACAAAACCTGATGGGGCAGTAATGCCCTACGGGAATCTTGTTGGTGGGATGGCAAGATGGCGAAAACATCGCATCAAGTCGTACGGATGGTATGATGAGCTTGGGATATTTTGGTCAGATGAACTCCACTTTGTATGGATGGTGGACCCAAAGGATAAGTATGCCGTTAATGACTAGATACACGCATAGTCGTGCAGAAGTAGCTGTGAATTGGAGAGGTCACTTCGTTGCAGGTACGAATTATCGAAAGGATGATATGTCACATGAGAATGGTTATATTGGTATTTCCATAGGAGATAATCATTCTGATAGGATTGCACCAGTAGATATAGGTGATAAACAGTATTCTACTACTGGTATTACATGGAACACTCAACCAGAGGAATCCTTGGGTGTGGTTCGTTCTGGTGTAAGATTTGTATTTACAAAGGGTGGCTTTATTGAATCACTTTATGTAAGAGTTCCTAGACTGTTAGCTGAAACAAAAGAGCGTATTGTTATACTAGATATAACTAATCCAGATAAACCTGTTATGACTCAGATTGCTGAACCCAACTTGGTTGCAGGCGAATGGGCTACAGTTGCAGTCGCATCCAAGCTTGTGTTACCTGGAACTGACCTTATAATATATATAGATGCATACACTTTTTCAAGTAGTAATACTGTAACTGGTGGGTGGACTGCAAGTAATGCTTCCGATGATGCACCTACTACACAAAGATGGAACAGAAATGTTGCTGAAACCGTGGTGCGTATTGACAAGACTGACCTGGATGGCTCAGACAGAACGTCTGATCTTATGAGTATCTTGGCTGGGGCTTCACTTGATTTTGTTGAGACCGGGAACCCTAGTCGTAGAGCAAGTTACACAGTTGAGACTGATCCTATTGATCGTGGTTCATACATTGAGTACAATGTAATGTGGCTTAGTAATGGTGTGTCAGGTGCTCCACGTAACAATCAAGCTACGACAATGACTGCAAATACACCTGTGTACCAATCAACTCAATATGACAAGGCAGATGGATGGTGGTCTACAAGCCAACCAACATTTGCAGTGGCAGGAGGATACCTCACTATTAATGGTGAAGAACCTGCTGGTTTTGATCCAAATAATGCATATGGTGTTGACATACAATTTCAAGAATCAACCAAGAGTGAGAACTGGGAACTTATTCCAACAGGTTCAGATGTGGTAATAAACAATAACCCAGAGGGTATTCCAGCACAGCAAACGATAGGTTTAACTGGTGACTTCACTATAGGTCACGGAAATTGGGCTAAGACCCTACATATAGTTGAAGGTACAATAAGGAGTATATCATGAAGAAATGTAGAAGTGCAAAGATGGGTGGTATGGCTAAGTGGAGAGCAAAAAGACTTAGAAGTTATAAAAAAACAAAAAGTACAAATATAAGTAAGATAGTCTTAAATCTAAGAGGCAGAAGAACATCATTCACAAAAGGATATGGTTTTACTATTGTAGATTTTGATGATGTAGCCTATACGTACAATGTTGACTTTACTCATGGTGGGAACACTGGTGATATACTGTATGATCAGCCTACTATGGATTTGTTTTTAGGTGGCACAATGGATGAACTTCAAGGCATAGTTGGTATAAATAGTAATGGTACAATAGAGATAGATGCTGTCGGGGAAAATATTAACAACATAAAAAATATTACCTTTATTGGTAGAGATGATATAGACAGTACTTGGGTAGGCTTTACTGTTATAGGCAATGAAGGTGACGTCTTATTTAGCGAAACAGATGAAGGAGCACTTGGACTTTTAGATAAATATATAGGTGTGGACTTACGATGAGGTGTTTATTATTAGCACTACCAGTCCTGGTTGGATGTACGTCTAATTTTCAGGAAGCTTCTTGGTTGTCAGTAGAGAAGCCACCAATTCGTGTGATATATATATCCAAAGCTGATCACATTGAACCTGAAGTGGTTCATGGTGTAATAGCTTCAGTAAAAGATGTGCCATATCAGAATTATGGATTCAATGAAAATGTTGGTGTCTTGCTGGATGTAAACTCTCACAAGAGCCTAACCAAGTCTAATACACAAAGTTACACTGTAAGCAAGTAGTGTGGAGCAGTATCCTAATTACTGTTCTTCAGTGCTTATGCACAAATAAAGGAGTAATAATGAAAAAGATTTTGATGGCTGTAGTGGCAGTATTTGGTTTAACAGGTGTCGTACATGCAACAGGATACGATATTCCGGAGTATGATATCTGTACTATATTCCCAGAGGCATGTGTACCTGGACCAGTAGGACCACAAGGAGAGCAAGGTGAACAGGGACCAATTGGAGAAACAGGAGCAACAGGCCCTAAAGGAGACACTGGAGAGACTGGACCACAAGGCGAACAAGGTGAACCAGGAAAAGATGGTGTTGATGGTAAGGACGGAGTTGTAGACTACTCTCAATTCATGAAGTTCAGAGAAGAAGCTGTAGAGTATGCGCAAGATACATCAGCAGGTAACTCAGCTATGGCATCTATTGACTTTGGTTCAACATGCAAAGGTGTAACAGAAGTAGGTATAGGTTATGGTTATGCTTCATCATTCAACGGAAGCTCTAGTGCTGGTGCAGTAGGTCTTAAACACGGTCTTACTGATGTAGATGCTGTGATCGTTAAGGGATGGGCTGCAAGCTCAGACTCTAATGGTTTCGGTGTAGCTATTACACATAGGTTCTAAGATGAAGATATTATTTGTGATCATGGCATTGGCATCACTAACCTTGGCTGGGGGTACAGTTGTACCTGCTCCAACCGAGCCAGTGGTACCAATTGAACCAGTGAAACCGTGTAAACCTTGCTGCTAAGTTTACTTTTATAAAACTTATTGTTATAATACGGGTATGAGTCTTGTCAGATTAACCCCTGACAGGATAAAGAATTACCCACAAAACCTTCTACCCGTTAGGATGATGGCCTTGGTTGGATATTTTAATTTGTCAGGAAAGAGACAGCTCAAAATAAAAAACAACAAAAAGGACACACCATGGCTTACACAGGTGCAAATGCCATCCTAACGGGTGCAACAACTACAAACGACCTCTCTCGTGATATCTATATCGAAACGCTTGAAGCTTTCAATAGACGTAACGTATTCATGTCTTTAGTTATGAGACAGACAATTCAAACAGGTAAAGCTGGACAATTCATTATCGGTGGTAAAACAGACGGTTCTGATACAGACACTTATGCACGTGGTACTCAGATTGATATCACTGACACTGAACTTGATGAAAGAACTATCGTTCTTGAAAGACCAGTTTATGTGGCTAAACGTATTGACCAATTTGAAGAAAGAGTAGCACACTATGATGTACGTGGACCTATCACGAATATGATGGGTGAAACACTTGCTTACAAAGTGGACATCAAGATCGCTGATACAGTATGGTTGGCTTCACAAGGTCAAGCTCCAGATATTCCATTGGCATCAAACCCTGGACCAAACGCTAACATTCTTATTCCTGCAGGTGCAACTACACCTATGGAGAAAGGTGATGCATTGGCTGAGGCTATTTTTGCTGCAAAAGCAACACTTGAAGAAAATGATGACTATGGCGAAGCTGTAGCTGTTGTATCTCCAATTGACTATGGATACCTTGTGCAATCAGGTCAAGCAGTAAATGCTGACTACACATCAGGTAACGGTGGATATGACACAGGTACGGTAATGCAAGTTGCTGGTATCAGAATTGTATCTTCTAACAATGTTAAAGGTTCAAACGGTGGAGTTGGTGAAGCAACTGAGAAACTTAGAGCACTTGTATTTACACAAGATTGTGCTGGGGTACTTGAGTTGATCGGTCTCAGAACCAACCAAGAAGATCAAATTGATTTCCTTGACTCAACTCTTATGACTGCATACTATGCAATAGGTACAGGTGTACTTAGACCTGAGTCTGCTGTAGCAGTATTAGACGAATAAGACTACCTAGCTCCCCACGGGGGGTTAGCCTAGTTTTATCATAAGGAGACTACATGGCTTACGGTCAAAACATTCAAGCACCCAATTTTGCAAATGCTGTAGGTCAGACACCTGCTGAACGGTGGAGGTTTTCTACACTCAACGATATGATGCTTGCTATAGGTAGGCCTGGTATAGACTACAATGACTCTATCATGGATACTATGGAAGGTCAACACGCACTAAGAATACTTACAGATGTCATGTATGAGATCGAGTCTGAAGGTTGGGAGTTCAATACACATGATAATATAGAGATCACCTTGGATGCAAATGGTCAATATAAGTTTGATTATACGACACACCCATTCGTGTTTTCCTTGGTTGGTGCTGACGCAGACCTATTTGTGTCAATGGATGGAACAGTAAAACTCAAAGAAGGTATTAACAACATTGTCTTGGGTGATCCTGACCAAGTCCTCACACTAAATAATGTCATCATTGAAGCATGGGCTGATATGCACTTTGCATTGTCACAGTATGTAGCCGCAGTTGCAGTGAACAGATTTCAGACATTCATGGGTGGAGAGGGTGCAGTCGTAACATTCTCAGCTCAAGACCTGGCAACCAAGTATGGTAAAGCAAGACGTGATGAAATACGTTCTGGTAAATATAACATACTAAATTCTGACTTCGGTGTGGAGACGAACAGATGAGCCGGGTAGCCAATTCTCACGGCTCAATGTACAATGGTGTTTCACAGCAACCACCAAACCTACGTGCTGATACTCAGTGTGAGGAAGCATATAACATAGATACATCACTTGAGTATGGACTTATTAGAAGACAACCGTTGGAACAGCCAGATGGCAGCCAAGGTACAGCACCGATAATGTCTACTACTTATGACGACTCATTCACTAAAATGATCATTGATGGTAAGTCGGTATATCAGATAAACATTGACCATGGTGAGCTTTCGGTTATTCAGCTTGAACCATTCCATAAAAGACTCAGCCAAGGTAATGGGATCACGATAAGTCCTGATGCTGCTGCATACCTAAAGGCAAATATAAATAATGAGTTCAGGAGAAATCAATATGCTACGACAACCATCAAGAATACGACGATCATCAGTAACGATGCTGTTATCCCTACTACATTTGAGACAGATTCAAGTGGTGGGAACTACGGTGAGTATGGCCTTGTCTGGTTCAAAGTTGGCGATCCAGCGTTGGGTATAGAATACAAGATAACCATCAATAACACCACATATAGTACTGATATAAAGGACCGTGGTCTTGAAAATAAGTTCACGGATGAACCTACTAATGTTGTTGATGATGATCTTAATATTCCGTATCCATTGCCAAAGAAACCTGTTATATTCTGGGATTCACCTGTTCGTTGGCACAATGATTTTTCTGCTTGGGTTCGTGACAACACAGGTGTACCTGTGTTTTGGACTGCAGTGCATTTGTTCACAGGGTCTCCATGGAGTAATAAAGGGTGGCAATGGCTTACCTCTACAGAGA